GCCGGACGAACGAGTGATCGTGGACGCTGTCCGCGAGGTGCGGCCGCCATTCAGTCCCACCGTCGTCGTTGACGACTTTGCCGCTCTGCTCCAGCGCTATCGCATCAGCAAGCTTGTTGGTGATCACTTCGGCGGCGAGTTCGTGAAAGAACCGTTCCGCCGGCACGGCATCAGCTACGAACTCTGCAAGGAGCCCAAGTCCAATTTGTTCAGAGACATGTTGCCGCTGCTTAACTCTGGCCACATCGTCTTGCCTCGCCATGACCGACTCATCGCCCAAATCGTCAGCCTGGAGCGGCGGGTCTCACGCGCCGGACGTGACAGCATCGACCATCCGCCCGGCGGCCACGACGACGTCGCCAACGCCGTTGCCGGTGTTGCCGCCGCGATCGCCTCTGGCGTTGGTACAGCATGGTGCAATCTTGTCTACGACTAGTGAGCGCGCCGGGTGGCGCCAATGCCTTAGCCATCGCAGCTACGCCAACCGCGCGGCTCGGCTTCGTGTAGCAACAGTTAAAGAGTCGCCTGGCCACGAGCTCATCGAGCGCCCTCATGATTGTTCCGTTGAGATTTGGCCACCCTCGGCCCGTATAGCGTGATTGGCGGCGGCCGATCGCGCAGCACCGGACGTGACCAAACAAACCAAGCATAGTTTTCCTTGGGCGCCTCGCGCTCTCCGTCAGTCCGCTCGAACCAGACGATACGGCGGGTTAAAACTATCTTGGCGGTGAAGTATGGACAGTCGCAGAAGAAGCGTCGCCGTGTGACGCCAGAGTCGAAGTCTACCGGCAGCAGCAATGCGAGGAATCCGCCTCTGGGAATTCGTGTAAGCCCGACTTCAATGAACTTTACAGCGAGGTGATTACGCAACCCTCCGGGTGGGTTTGTGATCATTGCGTCGAAGTCCAACAGCGGAGGCATGTCAGCCGACGTGAAGTCAAATAATGCATCGAGCGGGAATCCGTAGTCGGCAATGTCGGAGCAGAAGACGCAAGCTCCAGCTGCCTTTAAGACTCTGGCCATGTCGCCAGCGCCGGCGGCCATCTCCCAAATCTTCAGGCCGGCAACGTCGACATGGTCTAGAAGAGCTTCGGTGACCCACACTTCGCGGGTGGGATAGTGGTCTCTCGCGACACGAGCAAAGCCGGTTTCATGTTTGCCCATGACCAGTATTCCGTCAACGCTGCCAACAGCGTTCTCGATGGCTGCACATTTTGCAGCGCCAGTCTTCCGGATCCTCTGTAATTCGTGGCAACAACTCACCCGCACGCGTAGCTTCGATCACAGTTACTGCACGGTCGCTGGTCACCTGTGCCAATTGCGCGTCGAACGGGACGAGAAAGTGCAAGCGCTCGCAAGTGTCGGCATTCACAACGCTGAATAGGGCAGCATTGGTGAGATCGAGATAGGCCTGATAGATTGCGACTTGAGCGGCGTAGGTCGCATAGAGACCGGTCAGTCCATCACGCTCGATCGTTTGAAAGCCCTTTGCCTTAAGGCATTTGTGTTCCCAGAGACATGGGTATCTCAGCGCTGGCAGTTGCGGGCCATCAACAAGAATTCCATCCCCATGGCCGCAGAATAATCCACCAACAGCAGAGAACGAAAGCCGCTCGGGGGGTGCGAACATGAATCCCGCCGAAATCAAGTGCTGGCGCGTCACGTCCTCGAAGAAGTGCCCGCGCGTGAAGATATCCTTAATCCGTGCCGGAAACACCGGATCGACCATCCAATCATATTGGACGCGACGCAGACAATCTGAGCCGATCGCACTAGCACCCAGATATCGCCGATAGTTTGCACTTGCTGGCTCGGCACGCTCTATTAGCTCGTTGACCAGCCGGTTGATCGGCTTATCCGACAAGTTCGCGCGGTTGAGATCGATCATGGCAGTCTTACAACTATCTCGCGTAAATCGACGCACCTAAGTCCTTTTGCCGCAGCCCTTCCTTGAGCACCCAACGCAACGACCGGATCAGATCGATGCCTGGCAGCGGTTGCACCGTGAGTACGAACTGCACTGGACGGTTCAGAAAAGGATCGCATCGCCCGTCTCGGGGTTGAACTCAGCTTTGTGCAGGATCTGTCCCGGCCTGTGGTCGAGCGCAATTTCGGCCTTTTTGATCAGCTCCCATGCCAGCAGCAGAAAGCTGGTTATCGTATCCTTCGACCACGCCTGTGTCGGCAGTGACCAGTCGACGTTCGCCTCGTTCGCGAGCGCGGGCAGAATCGAGCAGACGAGGGCAACGTCGCAAGGATTTGGCGAGACGCCGGTCAGACGAACCGTCTGTTCCTGATCGAGCCCTTCGGCGATAGCCTGCTGAACGCGCACCCCGATCCAACCGGAGATCGCCGCGGTTACGATCATGCCCCATTCGTAATCCGTCAGCCTGCCGACCGGCGTGTTCATCAGCGGTCCATTCCCAAGCGCGATCTTGCGTGCCTCGACAACGGCCTGATCGGTCGCCCGACGCAGCCATTCGTCTTCGCGTTTCGAGATATCGCCCACGGTCACTCCGCCCATTTCGGCCGTGGCACCCCATCTGCTGGTGCTTGTGTCGTTGCCGTCGACGTGGCTCCGCTGCTTGGCTTGTTGAAGTTGCGGCCGAGTTGCTCCGGCTGTTTCCACTCCCGGCGCCCAGGCGTGATCACCTCGACGATCGTGTTCTTTTCTGCATAGCCATCCTTCGGCGGACGCACACCAAGACGGGCGACGAAACGCAAGCCATCAAGGTACTGCGCGCCCGAGAGCGAGCCATCGCGCTTCGCCTGCGCTGCCTCGCTCGTGTCGTCGGGACGGATTCCGAGCGCCGACTCCACGATGGCACGGAGCATCCTGCGCGAAATGTCTCCGGCTATTGCGTGTCCTTCTGTAGTGCCGCGCAACGTGAAAAGATGCCAGATCTTGCGCTTGGCGTACGGGCCATCAACGACAACAAATTCGCAGTCGAGGCCTTCGGATTGGCCATCTGCCGAGCGCTTGAGACAGCCGCCGTCCCCGGCGCCGCCGGGGCGGATTGTTAGTTGCAGCGTGCATATCGTGTTCGCCGGAATAACATTGCGCTGCTCACCCGCGGTGTTGAAGTTAAAGAATTCCCGGTCGGTCATTGTCTTGTCTCTTTGTTCTGATCGTTGTTGTGAACTTGGTTGGTCCTGATTAGCCACCGATTTGCTTGATTAATGTGGTTGTGAGTTTGCTGAGAAGCTTGCTAAGGTCAGGTTCCTCGATCTGATCTAGGCGGCCGCTGCGATCTCGGCCGGATAGCCCCAGGGATTAGGTGAGGTGCATACAAACCCCGGATCGGCGCCTTGCTGAGTTGTTCCACATCAACCCGTATCGATAATAGGCGGGACGTAAAACGGAGTGGGATAGATACCGGCCTCGACCCCTCGATAGTAAGTCGATCGATAGACGGCTTTGTCTATCCTCTGGCAAGCCGAGGGCACGGAGATGTGACGGGTCTGTTCGTCCGACATGACAGCCACCTATCTAAGCGTTCAAGGTGACATTCTGTTTACCCACGTTGCGGCGGCGCGCAACAGACTTCTGTTTCACCAAATCCGGGACTTTGTGAAAACGTGGTCGGTATGGCCTCGCTAAACTCGTTGAACCGAGGCGAGACGGATAGTCGAGTGGTTCGAAAGGCATTACACCGTAAGCGCGGCAGCAGGGTCGATTTGGCGGAATTTTAGCTCGGCGTCCTCTTTGCTCAATGCCTCGACCGCCGCATTCCTGATAGGTTGACCTTCATCGACGAGATCGACGCTTGGCGGTGGCGACCGCAATACCCTTCACACCAAATCAGAACGGCACTTCACTACCAAGGAGGCCATGTCAAATCTAAGCATCCATACCCTTCAATGTGACTGAATCAGGCGACTAGTCTCCTGTCGTTCGTTTGCTGGTTAATTTGCTCAGAAGCCTGCCAAGATCCGGCTGCTCCACTTGGTCAAGCCGGCCGCTGCGATCTTTGGCCGGGTAGCTCCAAGGATTAGGTGAGGTGCAGACAAAGCCGCGGATCGGCGCCTTGCTGTCGCCGAAATCGAGGAACTGATAGGTAATGATCTGATCCACGATCCCCGGCAGCTCGCGGCTGGTCTTGCCGCCCTCCATCTGCAACTGCCACTCAGCGTGGTTGAGCTCGTCAACGACCCGCTCGAGAATTCCGACGAACACCACGTTCTTCGCGCGCGCGTGCTGGAGCTGATTCAGCCACAGGATCATCTCGCGTGCATGTAGACCGTAGGCCCCACGCACGTCCTTCCTTCCACTACGCTCCGAGTAAGCTTCGGGCTGTTGCTCGGCCCATCTAAATGAGAGTCGGGACAACCCAGTAATGGAATCAACAAATATTGTCTCGTACTGATCAAAATTCTCCTTCACCCCGCCGATTGCTTCGTAGTGAGCTTGTGAATAACACGCTGTCGGCGGAAACGACGGATTAGGGCCACCGATCAAGCACCCGAGATCACGCGCAGTTGG